TAAACTTGCACAAGAAGTTAGTATATCTTGTGACAAATGTGGAACAGAAACCAAAAGAACTTTGGAGGGTATGGAGAATTTTTTTTAGTATGCCTCTCTCATGATAGTTTGGAAAATTATTACCAGATTAACTTTCAGATGATGCAGAACTTTAATTATTCTTTGACTGAATTAGACAATATGATGCCGTGGGAAAGAGAGATTTATATTCTTTTATTGAAAGAACATATAAAAGAACAAAACGAAAGAAATAAAAAATAATGGCAGTAACACTATCAGATGTAAATAAAACATTACAAGAACAATCTAAGGCACAAGAAGTAATTAATCATAATGTTCTTGTAAGTCATGAAAATCAAGTAATAGGAAATAAACTATCTTTTGAAATTAGAGATGTCTTATTTGATATTTCTGATACAATATCAGATTTATTTGAAACTTTACAAGACCAGTTAGAGATTGATAAAGAAAATCTAAAATTTTTAAAAGGTGATAGATTTGATAATTTAGAATTCAAAGCAGAAAACAAAAGAATGTTTGAGGCTTTGAATAAGAGTAATTTAGAAACTGCAAAAAATGCCAGTGCCGCTAGTGCAGCTGCAGCTTCAACTGCAGGAGCACTTAGTAATTTACCAATACCAAAAAAAGGTGGAGCTAGTGGTGGTGGATTTATGGGTTTATTAAGTGATATTGCTGTAGGAGCAGGTTTTGGTTTTGGATTCAATAGAATAAGAAGTAAAATCTCTATGCCAGGATTGGGTACAAGAACTAGAGGTGCAGGTGTTGGGGGACTATTTACAGAAGGTGGTAAACGTTTATCTGCAAGAGCTGTTTTAGGACTTGGTGGTAGAGGTCTTTTGGCAACTGCAGGATTTTTAACAGGTCCTGTAGGATTAACTTTAACAGCAGCAACTCTTGTTGGTCCGTTTCTAATTGATACTATAAGAAAGAGTCCAGCATTTCAAAAATTAAAAGAAGACCTTGCAGAATTAGGTGGAAATATTGAAGATGCATTGAAACCACCTGCTGATGTATTATTAAATGATACAACTCTAGGTACAAGTAATGTTCCTCTAGAACTTAATGATACTATTGAACATCTTGATATGACAGTCAAAGAATATCAAGAAAAATTAGAAGATACACAAAATTATGGTGTTTTAGGTATGACAGACTCACTTGCGAAATTAGAAGAGTCAGGTTTATCATTTACTGAAGCTGCTCTTGCAATGAAAAGTCTAAATGGTGAATTTGAAGATAAGGAAGGTCAAGAAAAGGTCGTTGAGTTTGTAGAGAAAACTGGTGATAAGATAGATAATATTAGTTCAGGATTTTTATTAGGTGCTGATTTAGTACAAAACGAATTTAAGGATGGTATATCAGATATTATGAATGGTTTTTTTACAGCTCTAGGTTTACCTGTCGTAGGTCTTAATAAACTATTCGATGCTGGTGGTCCTATTAATTTAGCGACAAAAAAACTTAATGAAGATATATCAAAAAACATGGAAGCATTAGGATTGAATGAACAAGAATTAAGAGACCTTGCCATTGAAAATCAAAAAGGTGGTCTTGGTCTACAAATATTTGATGCGATAACAAATTCAGGTAATACAAATATTTCTGGTGATAATGTTGCTTTAGGATTTCCTATGACTGCACCTACAGATTTGGGGTCATATAGTGGTATGGTTGAAGGATATCGACAATTAGGAAAAAATGATTAAAAAAGGGGACCGAAGTCCCCTCTCTCTTAGTCTTCTGCGGCGAGTTTCGCAAAGTATGACATAGTGTCATCTTCATCATCTAGTTCAACACTTTCTGCTGTAACAGGTTCAAGAACTTTCGGTTGAGGAGCGACCTCTGGTTCATTCACCTGTACCTCTTGTTTCAAAGTCGGTTCAGACTCTTCACCAAGAACTCTTAACAGTTTCGCTTTTAACTCATCATAAGTTTTATAGTTACTTGGGTCAGTAAACTCTTTTAATGAATGAGTTTGAGTATAGACTGCCTCTAGTTTAGTTTCATCACCTTCAAATAGTGAAGACTTATCACCAAATTCAGATTTGTCATAGTTTCTATAACCTTCAACATTTCTGATTTTTAGTTTGAAGTCTGCACCTTCCCATAAGTCAAATGGGTTGATAGGTGTTTCATCTTGGAAGGCTGGTTGCATACAATCCATAATCTTCTCAAAGATTTTCTTACCGAATTTATACAACATGACCTTACCCTCATTTGCAGGGTTACCAGAGTCACTCACTACATACACATTTGCGACATAGTGTAGTCTTCTCTTTCTATCTCTTGCTGTTGCTTTATCTTCATCAAGTCCTGAATTCCATAGTTTAGAATTCATTTCTGATACTGGGTCAGGTTGACCAATTGAAGTTAAAGAGTTTTCAATATACCATAAACCTGTAGGTCCTTTGAAACCGTGGTCCCAATATCTTACCCATGGCAAATCTTCGCCTTCTTTTGATGGAAGAAATCTCAAGACTGCATATCCATTACCTGCTTTATCAACAGTCGGTTTCCAAATTCTCTCATCAGCATATGATTTCTGTTGAGTTCCAGAATTGTCCCCTACGGCCTCGGCGGCCTGTAATAGTTTTGATATTTGGTCTCGATTCTTTTTTAAGTTTTCTAATGACATTTTATTTTCCTTGTATTAACTGAAATATTAACTGTATTATTCAAATGTTATTGTCGTTGTTTTAGGCAAGAAGTTTAGTGTAACTGCTTCTTGCTCTAGTTTATCTCTCACGACAGGTGAGATAAATTTCTTTACGTCTTCTGGAAGTATATCATTTTCTTCGCATATATGCAAGATGGCATCCATATAAGACATCTTAAATTGTTCTACTGTATTTTGTACTAATTGTGTAAATTTAGTTTTGTTTAAAAAGTTTTCGCTTACGTTCATACTTCCTCTGATTCTTTATTTATAGGTGTAATAGTACGCCATTTTGTTTTGCTTTGTTGTTCTAGTCCGTATGTATTACTAATCCAATCACCAGTTCTTATATAGTGTTCCATGTCTGCAATGTAACCACGAATGTATTCGTATTTCATTAAGGCGCCTGGAACTTTCTGTCGCACTGCTTGACGTTGTGAATTAAGTAATTCTTTATTATGTTTAATCCAACTTCGTACATTGTTTAGTGAAAAAGTATGAGTATCTTCTAGTGCAAGAACACTAGGATGTATACTCTTTGGTGGTTGATTACCTCGTTTCGCATCACGAGCGGCACGAAGTTTCGCCATTCTTTCTTTCATCTCTGCTTGTTGTGCAGGTGTCAACTCTACCTTTTTTCTAGTTCTCTTCGGTTTTATTTTAACACTTTTCATATTTTCTCCTCATTATATATTTTATATCCTATCACATTTTTAATCAAATGTCAAGACCTTCTCATTTTCGCAATTTCTTTTGCATTGTTACTATCACGTCTAATTGGTATCATATTCGACTTGTGCATTGTACCTATGCCCATTATCTCATCACCTGTGTAAGTGTTCTCTTGTTTCTTATATGCATTACCCATAGTGTTCATTGAGTTGTAAGAGGGTGTTGAGTAATCAGGCATAGGGGCACGCCATGTACTACCAGATTTATATCCAAGTTTCTTTAAGAGTTTCTCTGTCTTTTGTTTTTCTATACTTGCATTTTTATTTACAGTCTTTCTTTTCTTAAAACTTGTAGTCGTATAGTAAACTGGTAGTAAGTGCATAGTCATGTTTCAATCCCAATCTTTATCCATTTTCATAGTCGCATTATATAAATGACCATAGTATCGTTTCGCATAATCTTCACTATCAGTATAATGATTTATGTTATGAGTGTCAATACTTTTTAAATCTTTTTTTATTTTATTATATTTGTTTGCAACTTTACGAATTAGATTTAATCTTTCTTGTTTTGTCTGTTTCATGCGACCTCATTTCCACCATTCAAGGCTTCTTCCATTTTCTCTTTTTGATTTATATGCAATGCAATCAAACCATAATGTATAACTTTCATTAAGTCATCTGCATTTTTACCATTCTTCTTACCATATCGTTGTGCATATTTCATTATGTTACCGATACAGAAACCTTCACCATGACCAGAGTCTATGATAAA